TTTTGGTTTTGGTAAATCAGAAATTGAAATACTTTATGTTAAACCTTATTCGGTTGGTATGAAGTATTATTCAAACGTTACATATACGGGTGGTTTACCTTATACGATAATGGAGGAGGAAATTGCTGAATATTTAATTAATGATGTTCAAAACGGTTTTAGTCCTACAATGATAGTTAACTTTGTTGGAGGCACTGGAACGGAAGAGCAAAGACGACAAATTGAGTCACAAGCGAATAAAAAGTTAACGGGAAGCAAAGGTAAAAAGATAGTTTACTCATTTAATAAAAACAAGGATAACGCTACTACAATAGAATCAATTCCTTTAAACGATGCCCCGAACCATTATCAGTTCCTTTCAGAGGAGTGTATGAGAAAAATTATGTTAGCTCATAACGTTACAAGTCCGTTAATTTTCGGTATTGCTACAAGTACGGGTTTTAGTTCAAACGCTGATGAATTGAAAAATTCACTTATAATCTTTGAAAATTTAGTTATTAAACCTTACCAAGAATTGATAACGGATGCAATAGCTAAAATTTTGGCAGTTAATGGAGTTAGTTTAAATTTAGAGTTTGTGCCGTTACAGCCTTTAGACGCTTCAGGAGAGTTAACAAATAACGATTCTAAAAGAATTATAGACGGCATTAATAGTTTAAGTCCTTTAGTAGCTAATAAGGTACTTGAGTCAATGACTGCAAACGAGGTTAGAGCGTTAGTAGGTTTAGCACCTGAAACTGGAGGAAGTGATTTAAATACAACAACTTTATCTAGTCAAGAATTAGACTTATCAGAGTTTGGGGAGGAGTTAAATGAAGATGAATGGGTATTAATTGACTCACATAAAGTTGACTACGATAATGAAGATGAATTAGATGCTAAAATTAAAGAGTTAAATAACCAACAACCTACTAAATTAAAGCAAATAATTAACCTAGTTAAAACGGGTGTAGCTAATCCAAACGCTTCATCTAGTCAAGATGGCGAAATATTCAAGTCAAGATATAGATATTCGGGTAATGTTGGCGAAAATTCAAGAGCATTTTGCAAAGCAATGTTAAGTTCTAACAAAGTATATCGTAAAGAAGATATAATTAGAATGGAGGCACAAGAAGTAAATAAAGGTTGGGGTCCTGAGGGTGCAGATAACTACTCTATTTGGCTATATAAAGGAGGAGGAGATTGTCACCATTATTGGACTAGAGAAACCTATTTAAGAAAATCAGATGTTAACTCTCCATTAGCTAAAAAATTCACTCCAAGCGAAGCAAGAAAACAAGGAGAGATATTACCAACGAATGATAATAGAGTATATCAAAAACCAAAAGATATGCCTTACAACGGATTTTTACCTACAAATAAACGCTTTAAATAATGGCAGAAGCATTACTTATAAATAGAACGGATTTAGTTAAGCATACTAGCTTAAACGGAAACATAGACACAGATACTTTCATTCAGTATGTGAAAATCGCACAAGAAATACACATAGCTAATTATTTAGGCACAGATTTATTCAACAAGTTAAAAGCTGATATTGTAGCAAATACTTTAAGTGGTAATTATTTGACTTTATTAACTACTTATGTTAAACCGATGCTTATTCACTGGGCGATGGTTGAGTGGCTACCGTTTGCGAGTTATACAATTAACGGAAAAGGTATATTCAAACATAGTTCGGAAAACGCTAGTAACGTAGAAAAGAATGAAATAGACTTTTTAATTGATAAAGAAACTAGTTTGGCTCAACATTATACAGAAAGGTTTGTTAGATACATGAGTTTTAATCAAACTTCGTTCCCTGAATACAATAGTAATTCAAACGATGATACTTTTCCTGACCATGACACAAATTTTACAAGTTGGTTAATATGAAAAAAGAGGCTAAAAATAACAACTTAAAAAAGTTAACGTTATTATTAAAGAAGTTAGAACAAAATGAGCAATCAAAGAATAAGTGAATTAACAACAAGTAGCGTTCCAATTAAGGCGACTGATTTCCTAGAGGTTTCAGTTTACAATGGTGCGACATACGATAGTAGAAAGGTTAATTCTGAATATTTAAAACCTTATAAAGTCTATACTGCTTTAATGGCACAAATTGCAACGGCTGCACCAACTGCAACTATTTTAGAGAATACAATAGGAGCAATCGTTTGGACAAGAACTTCAGCGGGAAGCTACAAAGGAACGTTAACGGGTGCTTTTACTTCATCTAAAACGGCTGGATTTTTAACGCTTAACTATATAGGTGATGATTACACTGTTTATTGTGGGAGAGTTTCAGCAAATGAATTTAATATAACAACGTTAAATGTATTAGGTGTCGGAGTAGATACTATTTTGGCGGATGCAAGTTTAGAAATTAGAGTTTACCAATAAAATATAAAATAAAATGAGTTTACCAAACATAGACAAATTAGTAGCAAGTAAAGGAGTTTACATTTGCAACGATACAACAGCAGTAACTAAAACAATTGCGGGAATTTTAGTATTAGAAGATACTGTATTCAGTGCTATTCGTGTAGCGGGGACGGATGTGAAATCTAGTTATATTTCAACTCCTGCAACGGCAGTAAAAGCAGGTGCTTATATTACGGGTTTAGGTGTTCTATTTAGTGGGGTTACTTTAACTAGTGGTTCAGTTGCTTTAGTAATCGGTTAGTATGTACGGAGTAGGATTTGGATATGGTGCAATTGGTGCGACTACTAAAAGAAGTGGTGGTGGCTCTTTGCCTTTGTTGTTAGATGTTTACAACGGTGCAGTTGTGGCATACTCACTTAGAAAACTATCAACTACTTATACGGGTAACTGTATTAGAGTTAGACGAAGCTCAGACAATTCAGAGCAAAATATAGGTTTTGTAGCTAATGTTTTAGATACTGCAACTTTAACTTCTTTTGTCGGAAGTGGTGACGGATTTGTGACTACATGGTATGACCAAAGTGGAAATACACGTAATGCAGTTCAAACAAACGCAACGTATCAAAATAAAATAGTTAATTCTGGTTCATTGCTTACAATGACGGGAAAATCTATTCCATTAGTTAAAAATAACGGTGTATATAATCATTACACTTATTCGTCTGCATTTACTTTGCCTACTGTATGGACTTATACAATGGTATATGATGCCTTATCTACAACAGACCAATCGGGAGTTGCAGGTAATATTTATAATACTCCTTATACTGTTTACGCAGGGAATAGTATTTTGGTTTCGGATGGTACAAATTATTTTATAAAATCTACGTCAATAACTACGGGGAATAAATTAGGAACTTCTTACAGAAAATCAAATACTAATGTAGGTATTTTAATAAATAACGCTTCGATAGGTTCAGAGAATGCCTTAACTGTTACAAACGGAACACCTTTACATTTAATGAATAGGGATTTTTCTACTACGGGAAACACTTTGACTGAGTGTGTATTATGGAATACTGATTACTCAGGAACAATAAACACTTTAAACAATACAATAAATACTTATTATGGCATATATTAAAGCATATGTTTACAATACACAATCACAAGCAAATACTGCTTTAAATTCAATTAATTTGTCTTTAGGTATTCCTAAAACTATTGATTCAGTTACTCAAACTTATACAAATTACGAATTTAATAATTCAAAGTATGTTATTCGCCATGACGAAGAAATAGAAAGCGTTTTAGGTGTGCCTAGTGATTTTGACTATATTACACCAATAATAGAAAATCCTTTTATCTAATGACTCCAGAAGATTACATAAAACTAGTTATAGGTTTAGTAGTGGCTATAATAGGCTACTTTGTTAAAGACCTTGTTAAGCAGTTAAAAGACTTGAACAATAATGTCGATTCTAAAACTGTTAAATTTCATGATGAAGTAAGTATATTAAAATCTAAAGTTACTGCATTAGAACAAGCACATGACACTAAATTTGATAACCTGGAAAAGATAATCGATTTAAAATTTACTCAACAAAATCAAAATATTGAAGAGTTAAAAAGTGCAGTTCGACACGCTGAAAGAACTATTAACATGAATGCAACGGCTTTTGTGGACCTACTTAAAGAATTAAAAAAAAATAATATAAATCTATAACTATGAAATTAATTGACAATATTAAAGCAAAAACACCTAGAAAACATAAGTCC